GTCCAATACTTGCGCCCCTAGAAGGAATTGAACCTCCGACGCAGACCTTAGAAGAGTCTCGCTCTATCCACTGAGCTACAGGGGCTAGTGTTGATCTTCTAAAGGTATTATTCCTTTTTCTAATGCTATCTCATAACCTTCTTTTGTAAAGTGCATTGTTGCTTCTAAATTTTCATCATACTCAACGTTCATTAAACCTTCTTCAAACAACTCAGTAAGGTTATCATCAACATATTCCATATGCGCTTCCCACAATTCTGGTGCTAAATCTTTGGTAACATTTTCATTTAATTCAAATATAGCTTCGCCTTCATCGTTGTACCCCGCTAATCTTATAGCTCCTATTTCAATATAATACTGAATCTGTTTTAAAGCTTCTTCTTCGTCCACTTTTCTCCTTTTGTACACCAGGTAGGACTTGAACCTACGACTACCCGATTATGAGTCGGGGGCTCTAACCAACTAAGCTACTGGTGCTTAGGAAGTTATATTATACATATATTTTTGCTGCCAGTCAATGATGTCTTTATTATCGTTTAAAAGGGGTTGACCTTTTATATTTAAACTTGTATTTAAAAGTACGGGTACCCCAGTAATAGCATACCAATTTGATAAAACTTCATATAGTCCTGGATGTTGATTTTTATTAACTGTTTGAACTCTTGAAGTACCGTCCTTATGTACCACAGAAGGAATTTCGTTTGGCCTCAAGCATTCAACAGCATATTGCATGTACGGACTTGTAAAATTCATTTTAAACCATTTACTTGCATGCTCTTCCATTACTACTGGAGCAAATGGCCTAAACATTTCACGATTTTTAATTAAATTTACTTTATCTTTTATATTAGGGTCTCTTGGATCCGCCAAAATACTACGATTACCCAAAGCACGTGGACCGTACTCTGCTCTACCAGATGCGACTGCAACTATTTTATCTCTGATTAATCCAGTTACAATTTCCCCTACTGGGTATTCCCCATCTATATTATGGCCGAGGTACGGATGTTTCCAGTTAACATGTTTACCATATAATGCAGCAGCAGCGCCTAGTGAACTTCCTGCATCTCCTGGGTTAGGCATAATCCAAACATCATTAAATATATTCCATAGATTGGTATTTGCAGAACAATTTAATGCACATCCTCCCATAAAAACTAGGTTGTGTTTTCTAGTTTTTGCTTGTGCATATCTCATAAACTCTAGCAACCTTAATTCATAAACTTTTTGAACTGCAGCTGCAAGATCAAATTTTCTTTGATCAAACCATTCTTTTATGTATGGAGTTCCAATTTGACCAACCATACATGGAACACTACCCCAATTAAAATCATTTATTCCTTTATGAAAATTATATTTTTGTTCTGTAATTGATGGGAAATAAGAATTAACTTGATTAAAATACCTATTTGGATCTCCGTAAGCTGCCATGCCCATCATAATATATTCTTCTTCATTTGGCTTTAACCCTAATAGTTGCGTGAAAGCTGAGTAAAATAAGCCAAAACTAATAGGATAGTTAAATTTTTTAATTGGCTTTATTTTTTCACCTTCCCCCACCCACATTGTTGAAGTATTATATTCGCCTATTGCATCTAACACTACTATTACAGCATCATTAAATTTGCTTGTATAGTAGCCAGCGCAGGCATGAGAGTAGTGATGACTAAAATATTTTACTGGAAGATCAAATGGGATATTTGGCTTCCAATCAGAAACACCACCTTTTAAAAATATTCTAGACCTTTTAAGCTGAGGATGTTCATAATATGCTATATGAGTTGGTGTGCCATAATTAAGCATGTCTGAATATATTTCTGAATTATTATACCAATCATTTTTTTGCTTGCTATATCTCTCTGCATGTGCCGCAAAAAGTATCTCTCCGTCTCTTATTAAAGATATTGAAGCATCGTGCGAAGTTTCATTAATTCCAAGGATAGTTTTCATTTTTTTCCATTTCTTTTAAAAACTTTTCAGCAATATGTATATGTGCATGATAAGATATATGACCCCTATATTTTTCTGTAGAATCTGAAGCAGAATCAAAATTTTTATTTTCGCTAAATTCTAAATGACATAAATTTTTCGAATTACATTTTTCATCTGGATTGCAAAAAGTTTCTTGATACATTGCAAATAAATGTAAATTTTCTTTTTTTAATAATTTATCATAATAATTTTCATCATTATAAAAATTAATTAAATTTTCACACATAAACTCTTTTCTGTCATCAATTCTTTTTGCATGCCAATATCTCATGTCTACTGGGATGTAATTTTTGAATCTGGTCTTATGTAAATTTAAAGACAACCATTGCTCTTGCTCTGGAAACCATGTTGACCAAATCAAAAGTATGTTGTTGCTATTACAATATGCCTCTAGCATTTTTATGTATTGAATTGAAATATCGAAAGCGGTTTCTCTTGGAAAATGATCTTTTGCATTAATTGGCAACCTTAAATATTTTTCATCCAACTTATACTGTTTGTTTGGGCAAAATTTATACCTTATAACCTTGTTATGATCTGAAAAATTATTTATTTGTTTAGGTATAGTTTCAGGCTGATCGTCATAGTTTATTGGAAGCATAAATTTTGGTCTGGATGCTACTTGCATTCTAAGAAAATCTGGAAACAGCGCTAAAACAATTTTAGGTTTTTTAAAATACTCGACATATGAAAAGAAGTTATTGATTGCCCACTGTACTGAGCCTCCTGGCACAGCTATAATGTTATTTGTTAAATTTAATTTTTTAGAAATTTGGGAAGCCCAAACCTGTTCTAAGTCTACACCGCAACCAGAAGTAACTGAGCATCCCAAAGTGACAATGTCTGCGCCGCCATCGTATTTTTTAAAAATTTCATCTGTATCCCCATGCCCTAAACCATCAACTACTATACTCGAATTGTTATCTAGTTTAAAAATTTTTTTATAGTCTGTATGGTGATAAATGTAGTAAGATTCTTCCCATAAATAATTTTGATAATCTGGATGAAAAACTAAATCTTTTTCCCAATCATTATTTTTCATAATATTCCATTTCAGTAAATAAAACCTGTGCCATCATCATTTTTTTTATTTTTAAATTTTTTAATAAATTTATAAAAATAATATTTTACAGCTGTTAAAAGATTATTCTTTTTCATCTATATTCTTCCTCTACTATTGACTGTATATACTCAGAAAAATGTTTTCTTACACTCCCTGGAGGCCTTTTGCCCAATTCATTCCATATTTTTTTATATTCAATAACATTTTCAAAAGTTGTTGGACAAAGCTTAATTCCGTTATAATCTTTTAACTTTATTGGAAGAGGGACATGTTTACCGCAACACTTACACTCTTTTGCTTTATCTTGATAGATACTCATACTATTTCCATTCCATCTAGTGTTTCCGCCAAGTTTCTAGGCATAGCAGAAGGGGCTTTTATTAAATTAGGGCTCTCTTGTTTTTCTTGCTCTCTATGTTGCTTTCTGAGTGAACTATATGTATGCACCTCTACAGCCCCAAAATCTGGTCTCGTTAGGCTAATAGCGTTATATATTGATCCGCATACGGCATCAGCCAAATCTTTAGAACCTTTTCTAGGATGATCTACCTTATCCCTCATAATTCTTAACTCAAGTAATTCGTCAATTAATAATTTTATATGTGGCCCAGACAATCTTTCTTCTAAAACAACCATTGCCATGTCGTCATAATGTTTTTTAGCTACAGATAATGTTTCAGTATTAATTCCGTATTGTCTTAGTTGTTGCATCATATCATGTGAGTTCCATCTGTCAAATGTACATATTTTTATATTAAAACCACGTGATCTTAAAGATAATATATAGTCTCTAACCTCTGCAAAATCTACTGACTTATCCGTAGTTGGAGTCCAATATCTTACTACATCTACCTCAACTATTGGGGCTGGTTGCGAGTAATTATCTGTAACCTTTACATTTACCCATTTATTAATATGTGCCATAGAAACTGCACAATGGTCATGCTTTTGAGCTAAATCCACATGTATAAAATAATCTTTGTCTTCTATTGGTACAAACCAGTCTTCAAATCTACCAAACTGATCTACACCTAAAGCCATGTTGCTAAAAGCTTTTTCTATCTTTTCACGAGATTTAAAGAATGCGTCAATTGCCTCTGGTGGCATGCATGCAAATCTTCCTAATGCATCTACTGGATCCCTATAAAAAGCAATCTTAAAATCATCTATACTCCTTGTAGGATTAACTTCCCAGGTTGGTCTTTTAATTGCATATACTTTAGGATATTTATATGAAATAATATGATCTTCATCCCAATAAACCTCAAACTCATTTCCCTGAGTATCGTCTGGCAAATCGGGGTCAACCTTAAACTTGTGAGTTCTCTGTATTGTTTCTTTTTCTGCTACTATCTCATCATATCTTTGTTG